CTTCAGTTCGCACTTGGGCCAGAATGTCATCAGCCGCGGCTGCCGAACCCGCGAACGCCACCATCTTGGTGCGCGTGTCCTCAAGTTCCTTGGCTAGGCCAAAACCGAACGCGTTCGCAAGTCCAACGGCACCTTCGCCGATAGCACTTGCGCCTTGCGCCGCCAGGCCGATGCCGGACAACGCGGACCCGATGCCCTTTATGGCTGCCATCGGCGCGGACAACGCACCAGACAAACCGCCAAGACCTTTGTGCAGCCGGTCCAATGGCCCGCTGAACTCATCCTCGGCGGTTATCCTGACGTTTAGTTCCGCGGTTGTCGCCATGTCAGCCTTTCAGTTTGCGTGCCGCGTCCAGGAGTTCGATTGCCCAGAACACGTCGCGTGCATTTGCCTGACGTGCCGTCTCCAGCGTGTAAGCCGGAAATGTGGTCGCGATTACCGCCCGGTGATACACCGAAATCGTCTCGCGATCGCATGCGTTCGGCATATTGACCAGCCACTTCCCAAACTCGGTCAGGCTTTTTTTGGGACCGCGAGGCACCCCGCAATGCCTTCGCAGACTGCGGCAAACTGCCCTGGCGTCAAACGTCTCAACCCGGCTCGGTCAGTTCCACCCGTTAGGGTGCCGCCAACCACGCATGATGACACCGCGTCGAGCATGCTGGTTGCGGTGCCACCTTGCAAGTCCTCAATCATTCCCATTGTCAATGCTTGCGGGTCGATGTCGACCGTAAAGCCTTGAAGATCAGCGTTCAGCGCCACCGTCAAGGTGTCGCGTTTGCGTCCTGCCATTGTTGCCCCCCCTGTGGCAGTGTTAGGAGAACGTCACCGTTCCCGTGATCTTGTGGGTTGCAGTGGCCTTGATCATGTCGCCTACCGCAATCGGCAGGGACAGTTTGGTGACGATGGTCTCCATGCTGACGGTACGCGTGCCATCCGTGAAATCAAGCGTGCCGCTGATCCCGAGACGTCCGGTGTACACCGTCCATATGCCCGTCGTGTTGGTGTTGTTGTACATGAACTCGTGTGTGACATCGTCGCCACCCTTCAGGCCCGACGTGAACTCCATCCACTGGTCACCAATGGTCGTGGTGTCGTGCGTCGCTGAAGATACACTGAAATCAAGGCTGACGGTTTCCGCCTTGAAATCAGCCGGTGATCCAGCACTGTTGTCGATGTTTATTGATGAGATGTCCTTGCCGTGAACGCGTGCCATGGTCGTCGTGCCTCCTTAGAACCTGGCGAACCCGGCCACAAACGTGACCGAGGACGTGCTGTTGATAGTCGATATTGCTCGCAAGTAGCGGTTCACCGTACCGGTGACTGTCAATGTCTGGCACGATGCAGCCGTGGACGCCGTGAAGGTCACGAGGTCCACCCACGTGGAGTTGTTCGTCGAGTGCTGGATTTTCACCGTTCCACCAGTGCCGGTTACCGCGGTGACATGCAGGTTGGACCGTCCTCCGTTGGCGGATGATGCGGCGTTGTCGACGCTCGTACCGTTGGTGCTTGTGCTATCGGCACCGAGCACGTGCAACAGTACACCGTTCAGCCCGGCCCGCCCGTTGCCTTGCAACGTGCCGTTGATTTTGACAATGTCAGCAACCGTGATCGGCTGTGCATGTTTGGTCAATATGGCCTCACTGCACAGGATGCCAAAATTCCCGACCGCATCCGCATCGCCATCATAGATCGACAGCACACTTGCGCCTGCGGTGTCTGATCCAAGTAATGCCTCAAACTGGCGTTCGATGGAAGTCACCGATCCGCCTGAATTGGTCTGGTAGAACCCATCAACCGACGCGTCCCACGATCCAAGTCCGGGATCATATGTCACGTATTCAGCGCCAAACGTCGTGACATCGTGCGTGTCGGCATTTGCCGTGACATCCACCGATGCGAGATCGGTTGACACGTCACGGTAACCGAGATACACGCGGACATCCTTGCCGTGCATCCTAGCCATTCGTCACCGCCTCATCCGACGTGGATGACGATTCCGGCGCAATCTCTACGACGGGGATAGCGCTTGCGGTCCACCCCGACGCAATGACATGCCCTTCGGCAACCAGCCAGGCGTTCTCGTTCACGACGCTGTCCGGCACGTCATCGCCTGCCTCGACGCGGACTTCTCCGCCTTTACCGTCCGGCCAATTGATGCCGGTCGTTGCTTGCCACGTCATGTCGGCCAGACCTCCACGGTAAACCGCACGCCGAAATAATCGACGGCTCCAAAACTAAGCGTACCGTAATCGCGCCACGAAAGGACGCGCGTGGCGTATGCAGCGCCACCCAGCGTGCCGTCGCTTTCGATGGCCGCCTTGATGCTTGTGGACCCCGTCCGAGACAGATAGGTGTCCACCAAGTCCTGCGAGACGTCCCACGGACTGCCACCTGTGGACGCCAGAAGCGTGACGTCGTACCGCTGCACGTCCTGCCCGTTCGCCATCGACAGGTCGTAGTCATGCTCGGTCGGGCGGATAATTACCGCTGGTACTTGTGGTGTGGTCGGCACGGTCTTGTAGACGTTGAGTCCGCTGATTGTTTCCAACCGTGTCGCAAGTCCGGCACGCACCGTCGAAAGGCTCATGCGCCTTGGCTCCACAGGCGCTCAATGTCGCGCCCGGCTGCTTGAAAGAACCCACGAATACGGCCAAGGTTTTCCTCAAAGGCAGTCCGGAGAAACGGACGCGGTTTGGTGCCACGGCGCTTGATGGATCGTGCAACCGCGTATGGATTGATGTTGCCATGCCGTCGCGCCCATAGCGCAAGTTCGCCCGCGGTTGGTGGTTGTGACCCTGGTCTGCGCCCGTCATGAACGGCTCGCGCGTAGATGACGTTCGTGCCAACCGTGGCAAACCGTGGCAGGTCGGATGTGTCCACCGCATTCGTGATCGATGCACGCAGCCGTCCGGTATCAACCGGCGCATTGCGTTTTGCCTGCCCCTCAACGACATACGCCGATTTCTTCAACGCGGTACGGATTGGTTCGGCCATGATGGCTGACGCGCGCGCCTTGCGTTGCATCTCCTCGGCGTTTGTCACGCGGATTGAAAACCCTACCATTGCGCCTGCACCACCATGTCCATTTTTCGGTACGGCCGGATCAACGCCAAATACTCACTGTCGGCGCTGGCGATGCGGGTTGTTGTGAGCATGTCGGTGGCAACCACGCCAAGCGGTGCCTTGTTGCGTTCGAACAGGCGCGCCGCCATGCGGATGCACGCCTCATTGATCGCGTCAGGGTACGACCCTGTCGAGTTGTGCCCGAAGGTCCCGGTGACCAGTGCACCCCTCCGGCGCGTCGGGAACTGGTACTGCCCAGTGTCGTTGACCACGATCCTCGTGTATGGCGGACCGTCGGCTGGTTCGAGGTCGTAGTCGGTCGCGGACCACGTGAACCCGTACACACGCGTGCCCGATCCGGACGACGAAACCGTCTGTAGCGTCGTGATGGTCAGGACATCGTCCGGCACGAACAGGGTCAGCGCGTTGTCAGGTGTGTAATATTTCGTCGCCGACACGCTGTAGAAGATGCGTCCGGTGTCCTCGTCGATGACGCGCGACGCTGCCGTGATGGAGGCTGCAATCACCGTATCGTAAGTGGTTGTCGCGCTTGGAATTGACGCACGCGCCTTGACCTGCGCCAGCGTGCAGTAATCGTATGTCGCGCTCGCGGCGGATGTGGCTAGGAATGTTGGCATGTCGTCATGTCACCGTGATCGCCGTGGGGTTGCTGAAGTTCCAGCCACTCAGTTGTCTCCACAGATAGTACGCGCCCGGGTCGATCGTGAACGTCGCCACGCCAGCCGCGCTGGTGTAGAGCGTACCGGCAACGACGGTCGCGCCCGCGCTGTCGGTGCTGATCCACACCGCGCAACCCTCGATGGCGGTCAGTCCGTCGGGTTGCCGGATCGTCACGACGTAGGTGGATGATCCGCTTCCCGTTGACGGTGCGTACGCCGAGGTTGCCAACCGCGTGCTTGTCGCCACGTCGGTTCGTCCGAGGATTGTCGTGACGTCCGCTTGCAAACTGGTGACGCTGGACGGCGCGGTGTACGACGCGGTTGGCAACCGTGACGCGACGGACGCGTCGAGGTACTCGGTGCCCGCTTTCGACACGACCCATATCGCCGGAATGTGTTGCTGATCCGGCGTGGAACTCGTGGTCTTGAAGATTGCGACGTACTCGCCCTCAACCGTGACCGACGCCGATGCGAGTTGGTACAGGTACAGACCGCCACCCACCTCAGTTGCGCTTCCCGCGGTCACAACCTGCGTCGGTGACGCCGAGGTGTTGATCCGCCACACGTCCACCGACACGGTGAGACCCGTGACGCCCTGCTTCGTGGCGACGTAAAAGGCATAGAACGTCAGCGCGACGCCGGTCTGTTCAAGTGGCATGTCAGCCGGTTCCTCCAGGCAACGTCACCCCAGTCGCCCGCGCGAGCGCATTCCGCGCCGCTTCGGGCAGTCCGGGTTGCGACGCGATCCACGTCGCGAGTGCGAGACGTTCGGCGGCTTCGATGGCTTCGGCCGCTTCCTTGGCGGCACGTTCCGCCTCGCCGCGTGCCACGTCGGCATCCAGTTGAGTGATCTCCTGATCCGTCAACGGCCGGACGGTCTCCACGCCGGTTTCGCAGTCGAGTTCGATGGCGATGGGTGGTTCGCTATTCATCATGGCATCCCATAGATGGCTATCGCGGTTCCGATTGCGAAGTTATATCCGCTTGACAAAGTGAAGGTCATTGAAGTGATTGCTGACAATGATCGCCACATCCCCCCGTTCCATACTGGGCTCACTCCAAACGCTGTCGTTGAGTTCTGTACTTGTCCAAATCCAGACATCGTTTTCCAGTGCGCTGTAGAGGCATAGCCGGGAATGGTTAGTAAGTTGACTGCAAATCCGTAGGTGCTATACGAGGATGCGGCCGTCGCCTGAATGTCTTCCAAATGGTTCGCTGTGGTGCCTGCTGCGGTCGTATACGAGTTAGTGCTATCGGAGTTGAATCGCAAATACGCGTATTCATTTCCAACAGCGTATGAACTGCGAAGACGAGTCATGATTATGAGGTTCGCGAAGCCTTGAGAGATATTGCTAAAACTGATACTTGACGCCGCACTACTCAGCGTCGTTGACGCGAGCAGCACCGGCACGTTGCTGATCGTGTGGACGTGATCGGCCCTCGCCAGTGTCGTGAGACTCCCGGTTGAAAGGCTCGTCGTCTGTCCGTTGACGACCACCGGCGTGCCGAATGCCTCACGGCTATGCCTGTGATCGGAACGGGCAACCGTCGTGGCCGTACCCGCTGACGCCGTGTCCGCAACCGCCGATGCGCCCGGCGTCCCGAACGCCTCCCGGCCATGCACGTGATCCGACCGCGCCGCCGTCGTCGCGGTGCCCGCGGCGGCACTGTCACCAACCGCTGACGACCCGGCAGTTGCGAACGCCGGTGCGTTGACGGTGACGGCACCCGTGGCACCGGAGACCGACACGTTTGTACCGGCAACGATGGAGGTGACGCCGGTGTTGCTCACACTCAGCGTGGTTGTGCCACTGATCCCGATCCCGCTTCCAGCCGCAAGGCTCGCCGAAACGGTCGGCGTCGTGGTTCCCGAGACGGTGATGCCATTGCCCGCGGTCAGCGATTGCACGCCGGTTGCCGAGACGGTGAGCGCTGTGGTGCCTGACACGCTGATGCCGGTGCCTGCGCTCACGCTGTTGACGCCGGTCGCGCTCACGGTGAGCGTCGTGGTGCCTGCAATTGACACGCCGGTGCCAGCCTCAATCGAGGCTGCAATCGTCGGCGTCGTCGTGCCGGTGACCGTGATGCCGTTTCCGGCGGTCACGGATGTCACTCCGGCTGCGCCACCGCCACTTGTGCCGAGCGGTCCGGACATCGTTATTCGCTCGCCGAACCGACGACGGTGATGGTGCCGGACGTATACGCCGTGATGTTGGCGCGGATCGCCGTCAAGCCGGAGGCATCGTCAGCGATGTACACACCAGGCGTGGTCTGCGTGGTCGAGTGCGTGCGCGCTGCGGTTGACAGGTCCGAGAGCGCGTACGTCACGAAGTTGGTCCCGTCAACGGTCCCCTGGAAGGTGATCGTCCCGACGAACGTGCCGCTCACTTGGAACATGGCCCGGTTGTATCCCGCCATGAGGATCGACGTCCCCGCGCCAGTCGCTACCGCCGCGGTCTGCATTGCCGTCACGCCGGATTGACGCGCCATCGTACACCTCCAGAATTGCACGGTGCATGGGCGCATGCCGGAGACCGGCACGCACCTGCACCCGTCGTGTTAGATGCCTTCGAGGTATGCCAGCACCCATACCGTTACCACGATGTCGGCGGTGATCGGCGTCCACGATGCCGTGGTCAACTTGACGCCGACGTACGATCCGGCGACGCCCCGGTCGCTCTCGCGAGGCTGCTTTGCGTACGCCGCCGTAGTGTCAGTCGCGTTCAGCACGGCCTGCAATCCGGTGACGGTGCCATCAATCGTGGCATCCGCGGTCAGCGTTCCGGCAGTCCGTGCGGTGCTTCCGCGGACGCTGATGCCGACGATCTCGAAATCGAATGGCAGGGTGTATCCCGGTACCGCGAGCACGTCGTCAGTGGTTGCGGCGCTGTCGCGCACCTCCACGATGTTCATGGCGACAGCCGTCTGGCTGTCAGCCACATCGGCTTGCCCGAAGTGCAATGCGATCAACTGGCCCTTGGAAATGATGCGTTCAATGGCGGTCATGTGTGCGTTCCTTCAGGCAAGCGTGACGGTCGGTCGCCCGACCGTCACCTGCCCATCGGCTGGTGTCGCGTGTTAGGCGACGGTGATGTTGTACAGGACGTCGGCTGCCTCGATGCCCGATGCAGCGCCCGTGCCGGAGTACCGGCCGAGACCCGCACGGACGTAGAGCGCGATCACGAACTGGTCGGTCTTGATGTCGCGGAAGGTCTCGACGCGGATGCGCCGACGGAAGCCGAGACGGAAGCCGTTGCGATTGAATGCGACGACCTGGCCCTTGACGTTGTTCGCCCCGGTCGTTGAGACCTTGCCGTCAGCCTCCGTCTTGGACATTGCCATCGACGTGATCAATGGCGACTGCCCGATGCGCCCCAACTGTCCGGTCAGGACGGTTGCCGATGGTCCGAACTTGTCGACCGATATGACCTCATCAAGGCTCGCGCACTTGTCGGCGGTGTCAGGATCGGCGACGTAGATCAGGTCCGCCGGATTGGTCGGATGGCCCCAATCCTGAAGGAGGCTGTCCGATCGCATGCGCGACTGCTGGCCCTTGAGAAGACCCCATGTGACCGCGCCAGCCGCGTCCTTCTTGTTCCCGGTGTTGTCAACCAATCCCGCATGGCGGATGCCGTCGAACGCCAGGTAGTGCTTGGTATCGGCCGGATCGGCATCGTCCAGGTTGATGTTGCCGGTGGCACTGTTGGTCGTGTCACCGTTGAGGATCAGGCTGTCCATGTAGTGCGCGGTGGCACGTGCCAACTGCGCCCGCAGGAACGGCACGAAGGGGATGATGGAGTCCTCGTCCAACTCGCCTGACCAATACTGGTTGAAGCCGAGTTTGGACGCGGTGATGGTGACTCGGTTGCTACCCGTCTTCGTCGACGTGTTGGCTGACGCGCTGGATGAGGTCGCCTCGGAGAACAGGAGCATCTCCGGCAAGTCCGCCTCGACTGGCACATACACCGTCGGGTCGGTCATCTCGAATTGCGGGATCAGCGCCATGATGCGGCTCTCGGCCTGCGCCGACATCCACAAGTCACGTACGTATTGCGCGCCAATCAACTGGCTACCGAAGCCGCTCTCGGCCGAGTCCATTGCCTTGCGGTACGCGCTGGTCGCCCACCACATGCCCTTGGCCGCGAGTTCGCGATCAGCGCCCGCAAAGGAACTGACCGGCACGCGTGGGAACAGGTTGTCGATGGCGCGCTGGTCAATCGACTTGACCTCGGCCTCCGGCAGGTAATAAGCCTCGGAGATCGCCTTGAACGCGTTCTCAAGGTCCGGCGATGGTCCGCGTCCACGACCGCTGCGCTGCTCGGCGACGGCGATGTCGTAGAGGAACTCGACGTCACTGATGTTGAGGTTATGCCGGGCGAACTTGGAACCAACCAATTTCTGGTCGGTGCCGAAGCGGATCTTGCGCACGAACTCGCTGTTCGGGTTAGCGACCTCCGCGTCGATGATCTGCTTGGCGATCTGTGCGGCGCGTGCCTCGAAGGCTGCGTCGCTGGTCACGTGCTCTGGAAGCCCTTTCAGGCGTGCCTGCACGTCACTGAGGATGATGCCGATCTCGTCGGTGTTCACTTGCGTGTCTCCAGGAATGCCCGCAAAGCCTGCGGGTCGAATGCGCGGAACGGGTCCGCGGATTGGTACATGACGGGTTCATCCGTCGGTGGTCGATCCGTGACGACGGGTTCAGGCGTCTCGTCAAGTGCCTCGACGACGCGCATGAGCAGGTCGTGCGCCTGTCGGATCAGTGCCTCGGTCTCAGGACTGATCGGTCCCGCGGCCTTGACATGGCCCGGCTCGCCCTCCCAGAACATGCCGTTCCGTTCGGCGGTGCCAAGTTTGGCGACCGTGTCGGCGTTCATGAACTCGGGTGGCTCCTTGCCAAGCACCTTGTACACACGCTCAAGACCGTTGTAGGCGCGACGTCGCGTCGCGTCATCGGCCGTGGATGTCAGCACCGCGAGCATCGCGCTCGCGACCGACGGCCACACGTCCCGCACAAAGCCGGTGCTTGCCACAACGATATCACGGTCTGGCGGTGACGCGTCAGCGCCCTTGCCGGACTGACCGCGCGCCCAGGCTGCGGCGCGTTCGCTCTCGGTGCGGCTGCCACCGCCCCAGAGCGCATGCGCCACCACGCCGGGTGACGGGTAATCGGGATGTCCGCGGTCCGCTGACGGCGCGTCAAGGTCGCCCATGTGCCGGGCGAACCACGCGCCCATGCGCACGGCCTTGTCGTCCGAGACGTTGCCGCCTGCCATCGACCGCGCCTCGGCCAGCGTCTTGTCGGTGACCCCGTCGCCGGACAGTCCGTCCGCGTGCCACTCAAGACCTTGGCGCGCGTTCTGGCGCAACCAGCCGGGTGCCTCGATCTTGACGACGGACATCGCCGTACCGGATGTCGTCACCGGCGGGTCAACGGACCTGACGCGGATCGCGTCGGCGTTCGCCGGAATTGGCACGACCGAGATCTCGAGGAGTTCCTTTTTGACATGCCGGACGGCCGTGGCCGGGTCCGGCGCAACGGTCACAAGCGCTTTGATGGTCTCGTCATCGACGGAGCGAGATGCCCGCAATGCCGCCATGTCAGGGTACTCGATTGCGAGTGGCCGGAACCCGACACTGACCGCGCGCAGGTCTCCACCTTCGACCAGTGACCGCGCAAGCGCGCCGTATTCACTGTCGTTGAAGCGGATGTCCGCCAGCCAGCCCGCGTCGCTGCGGCTGATCGCCACGCACCTGCCGACGATGGCCTCGATGCTGGTGTATTGGTGGCTGTCAAGCACGACCGGGTTCGTCAGGTATTGCGTGAAGTCCCATCCTTCGAGCGTGACGACCTCGCCCTGGCGGTCCAGCCGGTCGTTCGTGAACAGGAACGTGTAGATCGGCACGCCGTCCGCGCCGACCTGCTTGGCCTGGTACGTTGCGTCCGTGTAGGTCTTGTCGTTCATCGCGTCCTCAGTCGGTTTCGAAAGTCAGGGTACACCGGCAGTTGACCACTTCCTTCGCCGATGGCAGATCGTGCGGTGCCATGCCGGTCACGTCGCCGACGTGGAACGGCTGATCGAGCGGGATGTTGCGGTTGCGAGGATCGCGATGCGCCGCGACATGGCTCTCGCGGGTCCGCGCGTCCAGTGCCGCAAGCCAGTTCTTGCCGGTGACGACGCCGGACTGTTGCGCGCCTTCGAGTGCGCCGGAGTTGTACGCGCCCACGACCTCGGTGCGCGCGATGGCGATGGTTCGCCATGTGGCTGCGTCCGTGAAGATGGTTGCGACCCGCGCCGATAGTTCGGGAATGCCCTCGCCCGCGTTGATCCCGGCGACCAGCGTCTGTTGCAGGGCCGCGTACGTCGTCTCGTTGACGGATCGCGCAAACCGTTGCGCCCGGCCCTCGATCATCGCCACCGCCTGCGGCGAGTTCAGGTCGAACCGCGCAAGGATGCCGAGGTCGGTCAGGGTCGCGTCGCCAGCGTCACCGACCGTTGCGGTGATCAGCGGCTGGCCGAGCGCGCGCAGTCGCCGGTTCCACTCCGCGAGGCTGATCGGCTCCTCGGCTGCGTCGCCCGGTGCCTTTGCCGCCTTGGACCGCAGTCGCGATAATGCGCTGGCCTGCTGGCGCCGGAAGTACTCGCGCATCATGCGCTCGAACGCCGGTTCGTGCTTGTCGGTCTCGGTCGTGAACGCCTTCCATGCAGCCATGTGGCCCGCGCTGTCGTATTCGTGATACGCCTTGCCGGACGCGGTGACGGCCGGTGACGGAAGCGCAAGCACCGGCCATGTAATGGATTGCAGCGCCTTGACGGGTGGCGGTGTCGTCGATACCTCGGTCGATGGCAACGCCGTCGGTGGCGGTGCCTTGGCAAGACCCGCCATCGTCTCCTCGGTAACCGGACTAAAGACGGTCGTGTTCAACCATGCCGCATCGCCCCATGCGTAGCCGGTCTTGCCCGGCGGCAGGAACCGTGGTGCCAATTCCTGCAACGCGCGGTTCAACGGTACGCCGACGCCGACAAGTTTGACCACCTGGTCGATGACCTCGGCGCGATCTTCCTGCAATGTCTCGATGTCCGACGAGTCGAACTCGACTTCGTCGGCCTCGGTGCCGAACAGCGGGACCAACTGTTCGGTGATCTCATCGGCCAGGAACCGCGCCTCGGGTAGCAGCGTGTCCGTCCACAACGCTTTAGCAGCCTGCTCGTAGTTCGAGTAGGTCGAATGTGTCTGGTCGCCGATCAGTTGCGGCGCGACGCCGTATACCGTGCACACCTCGCGGACCCCGTACGACATCAGGGACAGGAACTCGGCGTCCTTCGGTGTCAGGTTCATCGGCGTGAACGAAATCGGCTGCGTCAGGACCGCCGTTCGGTGCGCCTTGTCTGCGCCCTTGAACCGGCGCTCCAGCATCTGGCTGAGTTGTTCGGCCTGCTCGCGGGTGAGGCTTGACGTCTTGTCGGCGGGACCGATGACGCCCGACAGCATCATGCCGCTGTCGAAGATCTGCCGGTTCGAGCGCATCGCGCCCGCAGCCGTGTCGATTGCCAGACGCGCGGATGCAATCGGTGACAACCCGGAGAACTCGTCGGCCGGGTTGTCGTACTTCAGCCAGATGACGTCGGCAGGGTCGAACGCAATTGCCTTGCCCTGATCCTCGTACAGATAGCCTTTGATGTACCGCACCGGGTCCGGCACGACCGTCATCTTGGACGGGTTCGCCCACCAGATCTCCCGTGGTGCGGATTGCGCCGAAGTGCGCCCCTCGACGCCGTTCTCCAGAACCCAGAACGCCTGCCCGTAGGTGCAAAGCGACATCTCGGTCATGCGGATCAACCGGCGGAATGTCCAATA